ATGAATCAAATTTTAGTTACTAAGAAATTATATATAACACCAGAACTAAAAAGAAAAAAGAAAATCTATAAGTTTGATTTCCTTTTGTCTATTTTTTTGGTATGCATTTTAATCTCTCTATGTATTTATGCAGAATATGACAGAAATAAGAGTGAAGAAACTTCAAAAGAAATCATGAGTGAATTTAATACAGATGCACAAGAAGATACTACAGTTGCAAAAAATAATATTTTAATAGTTGTTTTGGATGACTCGGAACAAAATAATGGTTCAACTAACAATGAATTTGATAATACGCCACAAAAACAAACTCAAAATGGCTCAAATAAGAAAAATGTTCAAAAAACAAATGATGGATATAGATATACTACAATAGCTACAATTAATATTCCTAAAATTAATGTGCAATATCCGATATTAGATGGAGAAACAGATTCAGAAGCAGAGACAGAAGCATTGTTGAAGATATCTCCTACAAAATTTTGGGGAGCAGATCCAAATGAAGTAGGAAATTTCTGTATTGTAGGTCATAATTATCGTAATACTAGATTTTTTAGTAAGGTCCCTAGCTTAGAAAATGGAGATATTATAGAGATAACAGATACAAGTGGAAATACACTTAGATATTCAGTTTATAATAAATATGAGGTGATTCCAGAAGATTTAAGTTGTACATCTCAATTAACAAATGGAAGAAAAGAGATTACATTGATTACATGTACTAATGATAGCAAAATGAGAGTTATTGTAAAAGCAAGGGTAGTATAATATATAAGAATATAAAATAAATTATAAACAAATTAAAAATTCTTTCATAATATATACAAATAGTATATAAATGGGAGGATTTTTTATTATGGCAAAAATCTTGGTTTTTAATAATGATATATTAAAATCAAAAAAACATACACTATATTTTGTAGTGTATGTCTATATTTTTATCGGTTACAACTATTTTTTCAATTAATGCTTTGCATAGAATTTTTAACTCGTTAAAATCGTTAGAATTTAATTTCTCATTTATATTTTTTATATAGTCTAATAGTTCGTCATTGTTATTATTGGGTAAATTCAAAGAAGAGATTTCTTTTAATTTATTTTGTTTTTCAATTTCTATTTCTTCTATTTTTTTATTTATATATTTTAGAGTAAATTCATTAGATTCAGCAATAGAATTGATAAGTTTGTCTATTTGTAAATTTAACTTAACAATATCATTTTCTAGCTTTTCTTTTTTAGTTAAAAGTTCGATATCTTTACTTTCATTGTCTTTAATATACTTATTAACTTTATTTATTATGCTGTCTGAATTAAAATATTGCTTTATGTCTGATAGTACGAGTTTTTCTAATTTAGAAACATCTATCATTTTATTATTACAAGCAGAAGCTCCAAAGCTTCTTTTGTTAGTACATATTAAATAATGATATTGAGTTCCGTATCTATTTTTGCAACCTTGAGTTACTAAGTTTCGACCACATTTTCCACACTTAACTAATCCACATAAGAATGAAATTTTAGAAGTATTAGTTCTTGGTGGCAAATGTTTAGTTGTTCCTTTTATTTTTTGAGCTTTAAACCAATCCTCATTAGAAATAATAGGAGAACAATTTATTAACGAGAGATACATTTCATCATAATTTCTTAAAGCTTTAACTTTTGTATTTTTTTTAGCGTTCCCGTATAAATTTGCAGTCATACTACCATCAAAGTATTCTATATCATTTGTTATATTTGAACCTAAGTTAGTAAAATATTCATAAATTTTTGCGGTTGCAGGTGTGTAAATTGGTCTAGAAAGAATAGCAGATACGGCATTTATTCCCCAAAGTCCATTTTTTAAGGTTGGAATATTTTCATTATTTAATTGTTGAGCAATTTTTCTCATACTAATTTTTTGATTAATATACATATTATATATTCTTTTTACTATTTTAGATTTTCCTTTATCTATTTCAAGAATAGAGTGCTTTTTACCATCACTTCCAATAATATGCTTTATTTTATAGCCATATGGAGCATATCCGCCAGCCCAGTAACCGTTATTGGCTCTAAAATAATAATTATCAGTAACACGTTCAACAATAGTTTCCCTTTCTAATTGAGCAAATGTCATAACTATATTTATCATAGCTCTACCGCATAGGGGAGTTAGTATCAAAGTTTTCTGTAGCAGAGATAAAGTCCACATTGTATTCATCAAACATTATCAATAATTGTGAAAAGTCTGCAATACTTCTACTGATACGATCTAGCCTGTAAGCTATAACTTGATTTACAATACCTTTTTTTATATCTTCTAACAGGCTTGAAAATTGAGGTCTATTTATGTTTTTTCCAGAATAACCAGAGTCTTTGTATATTTTATATTTTTGTCCGTCACAATAAGTTTTACATTTATCTATTTGAGCTTCAATACTAACACTGTCCTTTTTTTCTATGGATTGTCTTGCATATATTGCTATCATATTATCACTCCTATTCAAAAGCTCCTTTTATTTTTGCTTCTTTTACTCTTCCTATTATTTTCACTGGTATACTTTTCATATCTTCATAAGTAAATTTTTTAACTGGATAATAAGGATTCATAGAATGAAGTTCAATACCTTCATTTGTTTTAACTACCTTTTTTACAGTAGCCTCTTCGCCATTAATAAGAATAACTGCAGTTTGTCCACTTTCTACATCATCTTGGTCATGGACTATTACTAAGTCTCCTTCAGAAAGGAGTGGCAACATGCTATCACCAGTTATTTTTAAAGCATAATATTCTTTTATATTAGGTATGTTTTCTTTTAATGTAACATAATCAACAACATTTTCTTCTGCTAACCAATCATAACCAGCTTTTACTGTACCTAATATAGGTATTCTAGCAACATTAATAACTGCATTTTTAATATCTGTTTTACATAAAATATAATCTATGCTACAATCAAATATTTCAGACAATTTGACTAAAATTTCAAGGCTTGGTTTACGCATTTCATTTTCATATAATCCAATTACACTTTTAGAACCATTAAGTTTGTTTGCTAAATCTTGTTGAGTATATCCAAATTCTTCACGCAATTTTTTTATTCTATTCATATTCTCACTTCCTATATTTTATATTATAGCATACTTTTAGAATACTTTTCAATATTTTTTTTAAAAAAGTTTTCTTAGAGTAGATAGGATTAGAGGGATTTTTTAATAAGAAATAAAAAAATTTTAAAAAAAATACTTGACAGTCTTCTAAAAGTAGAGTATACTGTGAGCAGACAAGGAGGAAAGAAAAATGAAAAGAGAAAAATTGCAAAGTTTTAGACAAAGTAAACATTTAACTCAAGAACAAATGGCAAATGTACTGGACATAACAGTATCTCATTATAAAGCAATAGAATATGGACAAAGAAATCCAAGTTTTGAATTAATGGAAAGAATAAAAAATGTTTTTCCAAAAGCCAATATAGATAAAATTTTTTTGTCCTAAAAGTCTACTAAAAGAATACTAAATAAGTACAGGCAATATGAATAAAAATTAAGAAAGGAGTTGGTCTTATGAAGAGTGAGTATAAAGTAACAAGTTATCATCCAGAAACTACAGAGGAAGAAAAAGAAGAAATTTACGAACAGATAGCAAAGGTTTTCATAAGAATGGCTCAAAAGGATTTAAAAAGAAATGAAAATAAATAAGAGAGGAGGAAAACAAATGAAAAGAAAACTAAACAAAAACAAACTATATCAACTTATAGGACAAGCAGTAGTATATACATCTATATGGGCAGTAACAGTAATAGGAACAGCATGGGCGTTTACTCAAAATACAATATATTAGGAGGAGAAAAATGGAAGAAAATAAAAAGCCTAATGGACTTCAATGGTTTGCATTAGGATTTTCAGTAGCAAGTTTAATAGTAGCGTTATTTAAATAAAGCAATTATAGAAATTATTATAGCAATTATTGCTAAAGCATTGTTGGATATCCATTTTATAAATAATGTTTTCAAAAAGGATTTTCCTTTACTAGAAGATTTGTAACAAATATCACCAATATAAGTTATATAGCCATTATCTTTAAGAAAATTTATAACTGTTCGACATTCATTAGGTGTTAAATTGAAATGTTTTTGAATGTCATTTTTAGTAAATTTTTTTAAGGTATTACAATATAACAATATTCTCATAGAAGATAAATCCATAATAATAACCTCACTTTCGAGAATATTATACAGTATTATACAAAATTTTACAAGGAAAGGAGTGAAGAGAGATGTTTAAACAAATTGATTTAATAATAAAAAACAATGAACTAAAAAAAGAAAGCTTAGCAGTAAGCAAAATAAATCAAAACTTAAATCAAGAATTACAAAGAACTAAATTTTGTAAACAAGAGTCAATTAACTTTTTAAATAATACAATAAGAGATTTACTAAATTTACAAGATGTAAACAACTCGGGTGTATCAGAAGAAGATAAAAATAAACATAGAAACATTATTATAAATGCTTTAGTAGAAAATTGTTTAGACAAAATAAACGAGCTATCTAACACCGACAAAAGCTTTAGATAACTCAAAAATAAGAATATATATAAACTCATATCTGTTTCTATTTTATCACAAAGAAGCAGATATGTAAAGGAGGAAAAATGGATTTACAAAGAAAATATGACGAACTAGACGAAATAGTTAGTTCTATAAATTTATTAATAGATGAAATAGATGATCAAGATTACATAGACGACTTAAATGAAATTAAATATAGAGCACAAGATGAATTAGAAGAAGTACAAGAAAAATTACAAGAAGAAAATGAACGAGAAGAAAGAGAAATGAATTACCAATTCGAAAGGAGTAGGTTTTGATGAAATATGAAGATATTGAAAAAGTAAACACAGAAATAAAAAAGACAGATATAAAAGGAAAAAAGTATGCAGAAGTAAGTGAAAGAATACTAGCATTTAGAAAATTGAATCCAAATGGAAGGATTATAACAGAGATTATAGATAAAACGGATAACGATGTAACTATAAAAGCAACTATATTTGATGAAAATGAGAAAGAGCTAGCAACAGGTTTTGCAAGTGAAGTAAAAAAAGGATTAGTAAATAGTATCTCAATGTTGGAAAATTGTGAAACATCTGCAATAGGAAGAGCGTTAGGATTTTGCGGATTTGGAATTGATGGTGGAATAGCAAGTGGACAAGATATGCAAAAAGTAGAACAATTCAAACAAAAAAATAGAAAAGAAGAAATATATAGCAATATGTACATAAGCTACGATGAAGCAACAAAGATAGTTAAAACAGCAATAAACGAATTGTGCAGAAAACAGGGAATTGTAGTAAGTGATTTATCTTTAAAAATAAATCAGGAAATATGGAGTAGTTTAGAAGAATTAAATTTGCAACAACTAAAAAGATTGGAATATGAGTTAAGCAAAATAAATAATAAAACACATAAATGGCATGAATTATATAATCAAAATTCTAAAATAAAAATAGTAGTTCCAGAAAATCAAGAAGTTATATATAGGTCTAGTCATTATATGTTTGGACAAGAAGCTTTAAAGCAAGCTGGAGATGATGAATTACTGAAAGGGCAAATAATTGATAACTATTTAGAATTAGGAACAGATTTAACAAAAGTTATTGAGTAGGTGATTAAATGCAAACAACAGGAATATTAGAAGAAATAAATATAGATTATAACACAGGAAAACCTAAAATAAGCTTTTTAATTGATGGAAAGGACAAGTTATCAGACATAGAACAATTAAAAGGTCTAAAACTAAAAATAGAAGCTAAGAGATACATAAAGAAAAGAACAACTAATGCAAATAATTATTTCTGGAAGTTATTGCAAGAATTATGTGAGCTAGCAGAAATAGACACAATTGAAGAATATAAAAGAAGAGTAAAAGAGCTAGGAATATTCAGAAGATTTAAAATCGAGACAGAAAATATAAAAACTTTTGAAAAAATGTGGACAGCACAAGGAATAGCTTGGTTTTGTGAAATAGCAGATACAACATATATAGGAGATACAGAATTTAAAATTATTAACGCTTATTATGGATCAAGTTCGTTTAATTCAAAACAAATGTCGAGATTAATAGATGGAGTAGTTCAAGATTGTAAGGCTTATGGAATAGAAACAAAATCACAAAAGGAAATAGATAGTTTGTTAGAAAGTTGGGATAAGAAATGATAGTAACAGATTTAAGTAATAGTTTTAATCCTTGCCCAAAAAATACACAGAAAAACTCAAAGAAAAATGTAAAAAAGAGTGAAGAAGAATTTTGTATTATGCCCAAAAGCAAATTATATAGCACGGTAAGAACAGAAATATATTGTGAAAGACACGAGGTTTATTTTTCAAAGGCTTACAGGCAAAAGAGTATAAATGATGGCTTGATAGTATTTTTAATGAGAAAAGACCATCGTGGAACGAATGGAGTACATGGCAAAAATGGAGACAAGCTTAACAGACAATTAAAGAAATTAGCACAAAAAGCTTGGTGCAAATATTACAACAAAACAAAAGAAGAATTTATTAAAGAATATGGAAAAGCAAACAACTAAGGGGTAAGACATAAGTTTTACTCCTTATATTTTACAAAAGGAGGAGCAAATGGCAAGAGATAGTTTTATATTTTACAGAAGTTTTTATGAAGCTATAAGCGAGTTACCAAAAGAAAATCAAGCAGATTCATATAATGCAATAATGAGATATGCACTAGACCAAGAAGAAATAGAGTTGACAGGAATATCTAAAGCAATATTTTCTCTTGTTAAACCTCAATTAGATGCAAATTATAAAAAATATGAAAATGGAAAGCAAAAGAAAAGCAAAACAGAAGCAAAACAGAAGCAAACAAAAAGCAAAAAGGTAACTAATGTAAATGAAAATGTAAATGTAAATGAAAATGTAAATGTAAATGATAATGACAAAGTAAGCGACAGTTGTGTTGACGGCTTACAAAAAATTATTGATTTTTACAATGAAAATATAGGACTTATTACTCCTTATGGGGTAGAAGTTTTAGAAGATTATTCTAAAGATATGCCAACAGACTTAATAATTTATGCAATGCAAATTAGTGTAGAAGCTAATAAAAGAACAATTAAGTACATAAAAGCTATATTAAATAATTGGCAAAAAGCAGGAATAAGAACATTAGTACAAGCAAAGGATGAAAACCACAAAAAGAAAAATGAAAGTAAAGAAATAGAGGAGTGGTTAAATGAATAAACAAGAGTTTTACAAAAATATACAAAAAATAGAAACAGCATACAATAAAAAGTTCAGTAAAGAAGAATTGATGTTGTGGTTTAAAGAATTTATGACAACAGAGGCTAGAGAGTTTGAAAAAGCAGTTAATAAAACAATAAAAGAAGTTAAATTCACACCAAAAATAGCAGATGTAAGAGCAAGAATAACAGTAAATCCAAATGATTATTATACAAATGATCCATATGCTTATTTATACAAGAATTTAGAGTGGTGCGAATTAGTAAAGGAGTGATAAACAAATGATTACAACAGAAACAAGACAAATGAGTTTTAATGACATACAAGATAAAACGAAAATAAGATATATACAAATTTTAAATAGATTAGACAAACCTAAAACAGCAAAGGAATTAGCAGTAGAATTATTTGATTTGAGTTTTATACCAAGTACAGAAAGAAATTATACAGCACCGAGATTAACAGAATTAGAAAAAATGGGATATGTAAAAGCAATAGACAAAAAGAAATGTCAGTATACTGGTAAAACGGTTGCAGTATACGAGAGAACAGAAAAAGGATTTATTGCAATAAATATGAACCACATTTCGAGAATAGATTAGGAGGTAGTTATGGACGAATATTTTGAATATTTTCATCAGCTAAACAAACAAATTCATAATTTAAACAAGAAACAGTATGATGAAATTGAAGAATTTTTAGGAGATATGGAACAATCTATAAATGGAGATACACCGCTTAAAGAAATAGAAAAATATATAAAAAAATATAGAAGAAAAAACAAAATATTATTTATAGCATTTAAAACAAGAAATAAAAACAAACTAGCACATATTTGCAAATATATTATTGATTTAGAATGGCATAACGAATGGGCAATAGCAGTTGCTGGGCAAAGTACACCAACAATTTTTGGCTGGTTTGATGTTTAGGAGTAGATTATGAAATATAATTATCCACCGTTAGAACGGTAAATGTGTAAAATGTAGAGGCTGTAATAGACTTGAATTAGAAAACTTTAAACGGAGTTTGGAGACGTGAAAATTACATAGAAAAGGAGCTAAAGAAAAGTGAACAAATACAGAAATAAAAAAGTAATAGTAGACGGAGAAGAATTTGACAGTAAGAAAGAAGGAAATAGATATAAAGAATTAAGACTGTTAGAAAGAGCAGGAGAAATAAGTAACTTAGAATTACAACCAAGATTTTTACTACAAGATAGTTTTAAGAAAAATGGTAAAACTTTTAGAAAGATAGAATATATAGCAGATTTTCAATATATAGAAAATGGCAAAACAATAGTAGAAGACGTAAAAGGAATGCAGACAGATGTATTCAAATTAAAACATAAAATGTTTGAAAAAGTTTACCCAGATTTGGAACTAAGAATAATTAAGTAGGAGGAGAAGATGGAATATAGATATATGATATGGAATGATGTTCAAAAGGAATTTCAATTTCCAAGAATTTGTGAAACAACTGGAAAAGGAGCTACTACTTGCCTATTTAATTGCATAGGAAATGATGCAAGAAAAGATAAATTTCAAATAAAAAAAGTTGAAAAAGAAAAAGCAAAGCAAATTGTAAAAGAATTAAAACAAAAGTATAAAGCAGAACGTATACATTCAATGATTTCTAATATAGATTTTAATATTATATTAGATTTAGTAAAGAAAAACGATTTAGGAGGAGAATAGATATGTGCGAATACTGTGAAAAAATAATAAATAATAAAAAAATATTAGATATAGATAATGAAGAAGAAACGCATATGGAAATTATTAATCAAAAAAAGTCTTGGGGATATATGTTATATGTTGAAATAGAAGGACAAGACAATGATGGATATAAACCAAGTCAGTTCTTTCAAATAAATTATTGCCCGATGTGTGGCAGAAAATTGGTAAAGGAGTAAAGATGTATTATTGTTTATTTGAACAAAGTGGAACATTTAAAAATGAATTTAAAAAGCTTCGGATATGAAGCAATAGATTATGATATACAAAACGAATTTAAAGAAACAGATGTAGTAATAGATTTATTCAAAGAAATAGAAAAAGCATATAACAAGGAAGAAAGCATATTTGATAGCATAACGGACAAAGATACAATTTTAGCATTCTTTCCGTGCGTAAGATTTGAAGACCAGGTGCAAATGCACTTTCGAGGCACTGCTTTTCAACAAAAGAAATGGACTGATGAACAAAAGCTAGAATATGATTTAAAACTACATAAAGAATTAGATTTAATGTATGAAAAAATAACAAAATTAGCAATAGTGTGTATAAGAAAGAAAACACCATTAATAATAGAAAATCCGTATTCAACAACGCACTATTTAGTAAAATATTGGGCAATACCAAGTAAGGTAATAGATAAAGACAGAACATTAAGAGGAGATTACTTTGAAAAGCCAACACAGTATTGGTTTATAAATTGTGAGCCCAAATATAACATGATTTTAGAGGCATATTCTTGGAATAAAAAGAAAATTATTAACAATACAAGTAGTAAAACAGAAAGAAGTTTAATCTCAAATGAATATGCAAACAGATTTATAAGAGAATTTATATTAGAGAGGAGTAAATAAGATATGAGTTATAGAGTATATGTCAACGATTATCAATGTTTAGGAAATAATGAATTTCCTGAAGTGCTAAGAAAAGCACTAAACAAACAACGGGGCAAAAATATATCCAAGTAACGATTATTATTTTAGTAATTTTGAAATAAAAGAATTACAACCAATTATTGAGGCTTTAGAAAAATATATTATAGAAAAAGAAGAGTGGTATGTAAAAAATAACTATGGAAGTATAGCTGATTTTAAAACAATTTTAGATGAAAACAAAAATAAGAATTTAACATATAAAATAAGTCATCTAGTCGAATGTGGGTATATGTTTGTTACTTATAATTTTTTAAAAGCAATAGATGAAGATTATAAAACAGAATGGGACTTTGATAAAAAAAGAGAAGTATACAAAATAAAAGAAGGACATCATATTTATATGAGTGGATATTAGAGAGGAGTGATACATAGTGAAAGAAAATAGTATAAGTTATAAAACAGCAAAACAAGAAACTGAAAGATTGATATGTGAAATAGAAGAAAAAACAATAACACATAGAGCATATACAGCAGAATGCTTAAGAAGAGTATTAAAAGAGAATGAAGAATTAAAAAAATTCCATATACAAGATAATAAACATTTGGATTTTATAATGCAGCATAGTATTCCAGTTCAAAAAGTAAAAGACACAGTAGATGAAATACAAGAAGAAGGATATTGGCTATTTACAACTAATAAAGATAGTGATAAATGTGTAGAAGTCTTACAACAATTATTAGAAAAGTAGCAATAATATGAGTGAAAATTAGAAGAGTTAATAAGTTTATTATACCTTGTGAAAGTTTTTTAAAAAGAAGAAAAGATATTTAAAAAATTAATTTGGAGGTGTTTTAAGTGAAAGAAAATAGTATAGAAAAATTACAAGAGAGATTAGAAACACTACATGTAATACAAGATGCTAGATTAGCATGTAACGCTGATGATTTAGACATACGAGAAGAAATAGCAGAAGTAGAAGAAGAAATTAAAGAACTACAAGATGATACAAATGTTAATAGAGAAAATAGTATTAAGAATGAACAAAGCTCTATAGAAAATATAAAAATATTAGAAGAACTTATTGAAAATGCAAATATTGAAAATATGGATATGAATGACTGCTTTGGTGGAGAACATATTGAAGCGATAGAACGTTTCTTATCAAATTATAAAAGAATATTAAAAGAAAACGAGAAATTAAAGAACCAAGAAGCAACTGCAAGAAAAATAAATGAATTATTAGTACAAAGATATTCAAATTCAATTTCAGTTCAAAAAGTAAAAGACAAGATAAAAGAAGAGAAAATGCCATTAACAATAGTAGGAGGAATAAGGAATAAAAAAATATTAGAATATGGAATAAGTTTAGGAAGAATGCAAGTTTTACAAGAACTACTAGAAGGGAGAAGATAAAATGAAATATAGCAGTAAAACAACTAAACAAAGAAATAAAAAGTATAAAGGAGAAGATATAAAGTGAAAGTAAAAGAATTTGAAATAAAATCAGTACAAAGAATACCACATCATTTAGAAGAAGGAATATTATATGTTTGTTTAGAATGTCAAGTTGCAGTACATCTATGTGCTTGTGGCTGTGGAGAAAAAACAGTAACTCCATTAGGGATGAATGGATGGTCTTTAAATTTTAGAGATGGCGAATTAAGTTTAAACCCAAGCATAGGAAATTTTAGTATTCCTTGTAAATCGCATTATTTTATAACAAATAATAAAGTTAGGTGGTGCTAATATGAAAAATAGTATAGAAGAAGATATAAAAAATGCGGAACATTTTATAAATTCTATAAAAACAGATAAAGAGTATAAAGAAGATGGCTGGCACGGATATTACAATAAAGAAATTGTAGAGCTTGCTAGAATATTGTAACATATTTTATCAGATTATAAAAGAGTATTAAAAATAAACGAAGTTTTATTAAAAGAAAATGAAGAATTAAAATTTAAAGAAAGAAGTAGAATAATTGGAAAATATGGAGATACTGAAATTCACGATTTGATAAATAGAACCTTATCAAATGATTATATATCAGTTCAAAAAGTAAAAGACAAGATAAGACATTATCAAGAATTACAAGATAATTATATTAAAAAATATGATGAAATAAACGAAGGTTTACAAGCGATGATAAATGTTTTACAAGAACTACTAGAAGGGAGAAAATAAAATGGTAAAAGTAACAGATAGATTTTATATAACAGCAAATAGTAATTGTTATACATTACAAGAAAAAACAAAAGTACAAGATGTTAAAAGCGAAAATTACGGTAAAGAAATATTTAAGGACTTAGGTTATTACACAACAATAGAAAGTTGTTTAAAAGGAATTTTAAAAACAATTACAAGAGAATATATAAGCAGAGAAGAAGAAAACAGTATTTATGAATTACAAAAAGAAATAAAAAGAGCAAATGAATTTTTAGAAAAACTAAAATTAGATATTTAGGAGGACTAACATATGACAAAAGAACAAGCAATAGAAAGACTAAAAAAGATGATACAAATAAACAATGGTGTCATCAAAGAAGCAAGAAAAAATGGAGACATATTTGCAATGCAATTAACAGCAGATTTAGATACAGATAGCATAGCAATAGAAAAAGTTTTATCTATGCTAGAAGAAAAAGACAAAATAATAGATTTAATGTCAGAGAAAATATTTGAAGAAGGAATTGTATGGGACAACAAAGAAGAAGTTAAGCAATATTTTAAAAATAAAGCAAAAGAAATATTAAATAAATAAAAGAGCATACTACAATAAGGTGGTAGTATGCAAGATAAAGAAATAATAACAAAGTGGAAACAAGGCTTAAGTAAGAATCAATTAGCAACAATGTATAAAAGACAATACAATCAAGAAATAAAAATAATAAGATCAAGTATAAGACACAGACATGATGGAAGATACATAAGTAATTATGAAGCATTAGCTTATGTAGAAAGAGTAATATATAAATATTTAAAGAAAGAGGTAAAGAAAAATGAAAATAAAACAAATAAATGAAGATGAAATAGTTTTCGACAATAACTATAAACTTAGATATTATCATGAACAAGACTGTTGTGAAAGTGTATATGCAGATTTTGAAATGTTAAAGAATTACAATGTATCAGTAAAAACAGGTAAAAATATTAATATAAAAGAAATAGAATTTGTTGAAACATTAGAAGCATTAGTAGAAGGAGTTACAGGAGCAGGGTTTAATATTATATCAATAATAGGAGAAAAGTTTTTTGTTCCTTGCTATAGTCAACAAAATGGTTATTATTCAAGTAACTTAGAGCTTATATTAGATAAAGATAAAACACAGGAAGTTATGGACATATCAGAATTTGTTAAAGATGATATTTACTAAGTGAACAGGAGTGATACAAATGACAATAAACCACGTATACAACATAGTAATAGACACAATGAAAGAATTAGAAAACATAAATTTATTAGACATATCAAAAAGAAAAGAAAGTCAAGCACAAATAAATAAAGCATATAAAATTTTAGACAATTTTAAAGATGAACTTATAAGAGAAGATATAAAAAGAAAACAAGGAGGTACAAATGATAGAGAAGGATGCTAAAAAAGAATTATATTCATATTTACATAGTAAAAAACTTGAAGAAAGAAAATTAAATCAAATAGAAGAAACAAAAACAAAACTTACTAAAACAACTACAGTACTATCTGATATGCCAAAAGGAACGCCAGACAATGATAAAATGACAAAAAACATTGATAGACTGTTAGAATTGATATCTGAACACATAGAAATTATGCAAGAAGAAGAAGAAAACCTCATTAGAATAACAAATAAAATAAAAATGGTAGAGCAACCATATAAAAATATATTAGAATTAAGATTCGTAGAAGGCATGAAAGTTGAAGAAGTATCAGTAGAAATAAAAAAAGATTATAG